AAAAGACATTAACGATATGATTTTAGAAGGTTTTTCACAGTTTGAAATTGAAGATATTATTGAAAAACATACCTTTGTAAATTTAAGGGCAAAGATGGAATTTGTCAACTGGAAGAAGGTATAAGATAGCTATATAATACACTAGGAGGGATTGAATGACTACAAAAATAAAAATAACGAAAAACTCGGTATTTAAAAAAGAGGGTTTTTATGTATATGAAAATGCGATAAGTGAAGATACGGTAAACTTGCTCCGAACACAGTTTGAAATGCTGATGAATACCACAGCACACAAAGACGGCATTGACGTTATCGATAATAAAACTGTACGTAAATATGCCGACAAACAAGTACCCCATTCCTTTCCCACATACGGCAATCATGCATTTGATAGTTTAATGTTGGTACTTCAACCTAAAGTTGAAGAAGTTACCGGCTTAACATTACTACCATGTTACACATATGCCAGGGCAATGTATGAAGGTGCGATTATGTTAAAGCATAAAGATAGGCCTTCTTGCCAGTATTCAGTTACCATGTGCATCGATGAGGACAAAGATTGTGAATATCCTATCTATATGGAAAACTATGCCGGTGAAGTGAATGAAGTTTACCTTGCACCAGGCGACATGATAGTGTATAATGGGACTGAGTTGAATCATTGGCGTGAACGGTATACTGGCAAAAGGCAAATACAAGCCTTTTTACATTATGTCGATGCTAATGGTCCATACACAGACTGCAAATTCGATAAACGTCCTATGTTAGGCTTAACTAAATGAATGAAGTGAAATTAATTAATTACTCGCAAGGTAATACTGGTAATTTATTAGAACAAGTCGCTTATGCGGCAAGAGTTTCTAATCCATCAAATCAAAATAATAATGATACTGCTGAAAAGTTAGTTCGTTATCTAATCAAAAATCAACATTGGTCTCCACTAGAAATGGTGAGTGTATGTTTAGAAATAAACACTACGAGAGATATAGCAAGACAAATTTTAAGACACCGTTCATTCTCGTTTCAAGAGTTTTCTCAACGATATGCGGATGCTTCTAAATTGGGTTTTGAATTAAAGGAGGCTAGACTACAAGATACAAAAAACAGACAGAATAGTTTTGAGACTGATGATTTGGCATTACAAGCGTGGTGGGAACAATATCAAAATAAAGTATTAGAGGTATGTAAAGATGCTTATGCATTTGCCTTAGACAAAGGAATTGCAAAAGAACAAGCGAGAGCAGTATTGCCGGAAGGTATGACTAAAAGTAGAATGTATATGAACGGAACACTTCGTTCATGGGTTCACTACATACAACTCCGAACAGATAAAGCGACACAAAAGGAACATCGTGATGTGGCAATTGCCTGTGCCCAAGCGATTAAAGAAATATTCCCCATGATAGAGGAATTTGTACAACAATAACAACAACAAGGCAGAATATGACAGAATACGAAGGTATTAAGATAGACTTAGATAGAGATAAACTATTTGATGAATTAGGAGTGAAGAGACTTAAAGAAAGTTACATGAAAGAGGACGAACAATCACCACAACATAGGTTTGCATATGTATCAAAAACATTTGGAAGTAATAAGGAACATGCTCAACGTTTGTATGAGTACTCTAGTAAACATTGGCTCAGCTATTCTACTCCTATCTTATCTTTTGGTCGGTCTAAGCGTGGTTTGCCTATATCATGTTTCCTTAACTATATTGAAGACACTGCGGAGGGTTTAGTTGAAAACTTATCAGAAACTAATTGGCTTTCTATGTTGGGAGGTGGAGTGGGTATTGGGTTCGGCATTCGTTCTGCTGACGATAAGTCTACTGGTGTTATGCCTCACCTTAAAATGTATGATGCAAGTTCTTTGGCTTATCGCCAAGGTCGTACTCGCCGTGGCTCTTATGCCGCTTATCTTGATATTAGCCATCCTGACATTAATGGGTTTATTGAACTTAGAAAACCAACGGGAGACCCCAACATCAGATGTTTAAATCTGCATCACGGTATTAATATACCAGATTCTTTCATGCAAATCATTGAGAAGTGCATGTTAGACCCTAATGCAGATGATTCATGGCAATTGAAAGATCCTCATTCAGGTGAAGTGCGTGATACGGTATCCGCAAAACACTTGTGGGAACAGATTCTAGAACTACGTATGCATACAGGTGAACCTTACATTCACTTCATCGATACTAGTAATAGAAAGTTACCAAAGTGGTTGAAGAAACTAGGTTTGAAAGTACATCAATCAAATCTTTGCTCTGAAATCATTTTGCCTACTAACGAAGAGAGAACAGCAGTTTGTTGTTTGTCTTCATTGAACTTGGAGTATTATGATGAGTGGAAAAATGACAAACAGTTTCTCAGAGATGTGGCTGAAATGCTCGATAATGTGTTACAATACTTTATTGACAATGCTCCGGATACTGTGGCAAGAGCCAAGTATTCTGCTATGCGTGAGCGTTCTATTGGGGTGGGTGCTCTTGGGTTTCATGCTTATCTTCAAAGAAACAACATAGCGTTTGAGAGTGTTATTGCCAAAGTTGCAAATAACAAAATATTTAAGCATATTAGAAAGGGTTTAGATGAAGCGAATCATCAATTGGGTAAAGAACGAGGAGAGGCTCCCGATGCCGCTGGTACGGGTTTACGCTTTAGTCATCTTATGGCTATTGCTCCCAATGCAAGTTCCTCTATTATTATGGGTAATACTAGCCCTTCTGTTGAGCCTTATCGTGCCAATGCTTATCGTCAGGATACTTTATCTGGTTCACACCTCAACAAAAACAAATACCTCGACAGACTCATCAAGTCAAAGTTAGGCGAAGTTGATGGTGTACATTCTGAAAAGTATAGTGATGTTTGGTCCTCTATTATTGCTAATGACGGCTCTGTTCAGCATTTGGATATTCTTTCTGACATCGAGAAAGAAGTATTCAAAACATCAATGGAAATAGACCAACGATGGGTTATTGAACTTGCCGCTGATAGACAAGAACATATTGACCAAGCACAATCATTGAACCTGTTCTTTAGACCTGATGCACATATTAAGTATCTACATGCTATTCACTTTATGGCATGGAAGAAAGGATTGAAGACTTTATACTATTGCCGTTCTGAGAAGATTGGTAAAGCAGATAAAGTGTCGAAGAGAATTGAAAGACAAGTAATTGAAGAATTAGATATGACACAAGTTGCACAAGGTAACGACTGTCTAGCATGTGAAGGATAAAATGAAACCGACAATCGCAATGTTTATCAATGACCCAAAATGCTCAGTTCAATCTGGCAATGGGTTAATGAAGGCACTTGGCGAACATTACAACTTCAAATTATTTTCTAAGAATGAAATGGAGGAAGGCTTCTTTGACAAGAATATTGACATAGTTGCCTTCCCTGGTGGTTTTGGTGATTCTGACTCTTTCGATACATTACTTAAGCAAAATGGTAAGTATGTAAGAAAGTTTGTCAGGAGAGGTGGTAAGTATCTAGGTATTTGTATGGGTGCGTTTTGGGCAGGTAGACATTACTTTAATTTATTAGAAGATGTTGATGTGCCGCAATACATATCTGAACCAGGTGCTTGTACGAGAAGACCTCACGCAAAGAATATGCCAACTACATGGTATAATGGTCTTATGAACCACAACATGTTCTTCTATGATGGTCCTACGTTTGTTGGTGATGGTGAGTTTCAAACACTTGCTACATACACAAACAGCGGTATGCCTATGGCCATAAAACAAAAGAATCTTGCTTTAATAGGTTGCCATCCTGAGAGTGAAGAATTTTGGTATGATAGTTATTCTTATATGAAAGGTAAGTATCATGGAGGTATACAACATGACCTACTACTGGATGTAGTAAACGAACTTATGGAGATAAAATGATAGTGATTGATTTGCTATTCGCTGGATTTGTAACGTGTATAGGGTGGTGGGGTGCAGAGCATTATGTAATTGATCCTTATTTCCCACCGAGTATAGAACAACAAGAAACAACAACAAAAAAATGAAAAAAATATTAAGATTTACAGCAGAATGGTGCAAACCATGTGTACAGTTAACCGAGAACTTAAAACGAGCAGATTTAAAAACTCCTCTAGAAGTTATTGACATTGAGTCCGATAACATCCTTGCAACAGAACATGGTGTTCGTAATTTACCTACAATGATTATGTTGAAAGACGGTAAAGAAATTAGCCGGTTAGTTGGACTTAAAACTCCTAAACAAATTAAAGAATGGGCGGGCGAATGATTAAAAAAGTTGGTACAAATTTAACAGACACAAGAGATTCATTTAAACCATTCAGTTATCCTTGGGCTTATGAAGCCTGGTTGAAACATGAGCAATCGCATTGGTTACATACTGAAGTGCCGATGATGGAAGATGAGAAAGATTGGAAAAAGAAACTCACCGCAGAAGAAAAGAAATTCTTAACGCACATCTTCAGATTCTTTACTCAAGGTGACATTGACGTTGCTGGTGGTTATGTAAAGAATTATCTGCCACATTTTGCACAACCAGAAGTTCGTATGATGCTTTTAGGCAAGAGAAGCATTACACGTTGCGGCTTATTCTCATTTGATTGAAACTTTAGGTTTACCGGATACAACATATAATGAATTCATGGAATATGCCGCTATGAAAGAAAAGCATGAGTATTTGTTAGCACAATCAAACGGTATTGTTAATACAGCAACAACTGCAAGAAACATTGCTATGTTCTCTGCATTTACAGAGGGTATGCAACTGTTCAGTTCGTTCATTATGCTCTTAAACTTCCCAAGACACGGCAAGATGAAGGGTATGGGACAAATCGTCACATGGTCGATTGTAGACGAAACTCAACATACAGAGAACATGATTAAACTGTTTAGAACATTTATACATGAGAATCAAGCAGTTTGGAATGATGAACTCAAAGGTGAGATATATACAATTGCGGAAAAAATGGTACAGTTAGAAGACAAGTTTATCGACTTGGCTTTTGAAATGGGACCTATGGAAGATTTAACTTCAGAAGACGTTAAGAAGTATATTCGTTATATTGCAGACCGTAGACTAATCTCTTTAGGTCTAAAAGGTGTTTTCAAAGTTAAACGTAATCCCCTACCTTGGGTAGAAGAGATGATTAACGCACCTACACACACCAACTTCTTCGAGAACAGAGCAACTGACTATGCGAAAGGTGCTTTGAAAGGACAATGGAAAGATGTGTGGGCACATTAAAATAATAATAAGGAAATAAAATGGAAAGACAAGTAACCGGAGAATGTAGCAGTTGTGAATCTCATTATACAATTGCTTTTGTTGAAGAAATTGTATCGGAAGAGTTGCCGGAATATTGCCCATTCTGCGGCGAAACCATTGAAGCCATCACGGAAGACTATATAGGGGATGATGAAGATGAATTGGACACAGACGATTGGGATTAATCTTTAAGTTTATACTTATATACGTGATACTTGTCGTAAATTTGAATAGATAAATATATGAATATACGATACTTCCCCATTAAAGAATGTATCGGTTCAGAAACATAAGTTTAATTATAGAGGAGAAATATCATGGATCTAAGAACTACCATCATAAAAACACTTTTAGGCGAAGAAATTTTACAGGAAGAAACTGATAAGGATCTTTCAAAATTATGGGCAAAACACGCTGAATATCATCATATGGGTGAATCGGGACATTATACAGATGAAGATAAACACAAAGCCACTGCTAAAAAAACACATAATGATGTTTTAAAACACTATGGTTCTGAAGTAGCTTCGGATATGCATAAACATTCCGAATTAATACATAAAGCGGGCGGTGTTCTCCATGATGCCCGAGGATTAGGCCTTGATATGTCAGCAAAAAAAGAAGCTAAAAAATTAAGAAAAAAACACAACATTTCCAAAGAAGGTAAAGGAAAATCTCCCTGGCGCCATGGTGATGACCTTTGGAATTAATTCAAAACTTGTGGCAATATGATGGTAAAGATTTTACCGAGGAAATGATTGGTGACAATTATGGCTTCGTGTATCTAATAACCAATACATTAACCGGCAGGAAATACATTGGAAAGAAATTCTTCTACTCCTCTAAAACAAAAGTAGTAAAGGGGAAGAAGAAAAAGTTTAAGGTATCCTCGGACTGGCAAACTTACTACGGGAGTAGTGCCGAGGTGACCAAAGATGTGTTACAATTGGGCCAAGAAAACTTTAGTCGAGAGATTATCTACCTTTGCAAATCAAAAGGTGAATGTGGATATCTCGAAGCTAAAGAACAGTTTATAAAAGGCGCACTTGAAAGTGATGACTATTACAATACATGGATTATGGTAAGGGTAAGAAAGTCACATATTAAGGAATATAATGCTGGACTATCTAAAACTAGTTGAGAATTTTGATTTGCTGTTTTTCATTCCAAATGACGAACACGAAAATGCTATGACAGTTCGAGGTGAGACATATCTCGATAAAGGTGAAGAGATTGACCGCACATCGGTAGGACCATCATGGACTGTTATGTTGTTTAAATACAACGATGAAGGAATGATAACTAACCTGGAACGCTTTGATGCTATACTTTCAGAGCCAAGAGAGTACATTTCAACACTTATACCGGATGATTGGTTTGGTGTGGTTGCTAGAAGAACCACAAAATCTACCGAAATAATTGAAGATTTATTTGACAGCCTTGAAAAATTATGTTAGAATCATACATGTAACTACCGAAAGATTATATGATTTTAATTGATATTAACCAAGTTGTGCTATCAGGTTTAATGGCGCAAATTGACCAAAAGAAAAAGTTCGATATGCCAGAAGAGATGTTTAGGCATATCGTTTTGAATATCATACGTTCTCACGTTAAGAAATTCAAAAACAAATACGGTGAAGTTATTATCTGTTGTGATAATAGAAAATACTGGCGTAAAGAAGTCTTTGAATTCTACAAAGCAAGCCGTAAAAAAAGCAGAGAAAAATCTAAATTAGATTGGCATTACATATTTGATATGCTAACTAAATTCAAAGAAGAGATTAAGCAAAATATGCCTTACAAGGTCATTGACGTTGAGGGTGCAGAAGCCGATGATATTATTGCAACTCTTGCCGAAAGCACAAACCCGAACAAAGAAAAAGTTCTAGTATTATCTAGTGACAATGACTTCTTACAACTTCAAATGTTTAAGAACGTCACACAATATAATCCTGCAACTAAAAAATTCTTAGTATCTGAGACACCAATCAAAGACTTAAAACTAAAAGTCATTCAAGGTGACAAAGGTGACGGTATACCGAACGTTCTATCACCTGGTGATACGTTTGTATCTGGTGGCAGACAAAAGGCTCTAACAGAGGCTAATCTTACATTATTATTAGACACACCACATGAAGATTGGTCTGATGATACTGCTAAGAAAGGTTTTGAAAGAAATCGTCAACTAATTGATTTTAGATACATACCTAAGGATTTGAAAGAAAAGATTATGGCAGAGTATAATACAGTAAAGCCACAATCAAGACAAAAAATGTTCTCTTACTTTATAGAAAAGAGACTGACTAACTTAATGGATGTAATAGAGGAATTTTAATGGCTACGAAAAACATATATGAAATTTTTGATGAATTTGAGAAAGCAAAAACACATCAGGAACGAATGGATATTATTGGTAAAAACTTAAGCGGTACACTCGTTGAGGTTTTGAAGATGACCTTTCATCCGGAATTTCGATGGAAAATAACAGAGTTACCTAGTGACTACAAAATACCGACAGACCAGTTACCTGGTTTGACTTACGATACAATAAGCAATAAGATTAAAAAATTATACATGTTTAGGGAAGGTGATCCTACTGCAAATGCACTAACCCCAAAGAAACAAAATGAATTATTAATTCAACTTTTAGAATCTTTAGAACCTCGTGATGCTGAGGTTATTATTGGTATCTTTAACAAGGATCAAGGTGTTAAAGGTTTAAATTATAAGTTTGTAAAACAAGCATTTCCAAATATGTTACCGTAAAGGGGAAAATTAGGTGTCAAAATTTGTAGGTAAGTTTCGTAAGGATCGAGATACTTTAGAGGATTACAATGAGTATCAAAGAAACCGTAAAAAGAATAAGCAAAATAAAAATTTCAAGCATTTTGCTGACATGGATTATGCCGGACAGGAGTCAATATCGATAAAGCCTAGAAATAGAAAACCGTTGCATTAATACAACATTTACCTTGACAAACCTCCACAGATGTGATAGAATTGTAATTCTGGAGGTCGAAATGATTATACATCCTAGTTTTAAAAAGACAAAGAAGCACAAACTGCCAAAAGCGGTACGTGAACAATATGAATCGTGGTTAAAATCCCACACACCTGAGAAAAAAGTTGTTATGAAAACCGAAAAATACGTTTACAAACTATCCACGTCACCAAGAGGTGAGTCCGTTCGTCATCCATCACTAAATTCCGGTTTAGCCGTTGCAACCAAAGCACCTGCTAAAGTTTATACAGGCACAAAGGTCATGGGTATCGCTACAATGCACAAATCCAATGCCGTTCCTGTGTTCAACAATGAAGAAGCCGTAGCAATTTCAAGTATGAGACGATAAAATGAAGAAAAAAGAAACTTTTGTTGTAAATTTACAACGTCCACATTGTCGGACACCGATAAAACCTATGCAACCTCATAAAATTGAGGTAAAATACACTCGAAAACCTAAGCATCCCTTAAAATTGAAAGAAAATTATGAAAATTGACCACAAATCTCTCGACAAAGTGATGACAGCATGGGGAAAAAGTATTGAAAAGCCCAATTTTTCTAGAATTTATGATGTAGAAGACCTTTTCGAGGACATTCCTGGCAATCCTGATGAGATTTTGTTCAAAATTCCGGATGAAATCATTGCGGAAGCAGGATGGCAAGAAGGAGATGAGATAGAAATCAATAAAGAAGGTCAATCTTTAGTATTAAAAAAGAAAGATGTTGCGGCAAACATACAAAGTACTTGACCTTTGGGCTATTTCTGCTATAATAGAGTCTTACTTATAGGAATGTTATGCAATTAATTCAATCAAAATCACTTTTAGCTAAACTGATGGCTACTGAGAACCTTCTCGTTGAAGAACGTAAGTGTTCCACTGCTTCCTTTGATGTTAAGAATCGTATTTTGACGATTCCAATCCTAGATAAAAAACTTTCTATTGAACTTTACGACTTATTCACAGGACATGAAGTTGGTCATGCACTCTATACTCCTTTAGATGGCATGAAAGCCGCTATCGAATCTAAAACTGTCAATTCAGGCATTCTTAATATCGTGGAAGATGTTCGTATTGAAAAGAAAATTCAATCTAAATTTCCTGGTCTTAGAGGCTCATTCTTAAAAGCATACAATGAATTGCTTGACCGTAATTTCTTTGATACTAACGGCAAAGACCTCAATCAACTGAATTTCATCGACCGTATCAATATGCACTCAAAAGGCGGTGCTCAACTTCTTATCAAATTCAATGATGAAGAAAAAGAATTGTTGAATGAAGTTCAAAATACTGAAACGTATGAAGAAGTTATTGATGTTGCTAAACGTATTCAAGAGTTTATGAAAAAACAAGCCGAAGAAAAGCGTGAAGAAGAGAAACGAAAAGTTTTATCTAAAAAAGACGCAACCGGTGAAAATGAAGATGACATGGAAATGGATCATGGTGATGATCCATTCGAATTGGATGATTTTGAAGATTTTGGCGATGATGTTTCGGAAGTTGAAGATGCCGATTCCGAAGTAAAATCTTTTACCGATGAAGCCTATCGTAGAAACGAAAATCGTCTTCTCGACCAAAAATCAAGAAATTTGACATACATGAATGTTCCTAATATCGATACTAAAAAAGCCATATTAGATTTCAAAGAATTGTATGCCAAGTTCGTAGAGGATGAAGGTACATTAGACCAACAAGGTTTCCAAAAATTACGCAAAGAATCTGAGAAGATTGTTTCTTATCTTGTAAAAGAATTTGAGATGCGTAAAAATGCAGAACAAATGAAACGTGCATCTGTTGCCAAAACCGGTGAATTGAATATGAGTAAAATCTACTCATACGGTTTCTCTGAAGACCTCTTCAAAAGAATCACAGTTGTACCAAATGGCAAATCACACGGTTTAGTTATGTTCATCGACTGGTCCGGTTCTATGCAAAATCACTTGAAAGGTACTGTTAAGCAATTGTTTAACTTAGTATTATTCTGCCGTAAAGTTTCGATACCTTACGAAGTGTATGCTTTTTCCAATAATCTTTCTGATGATTACAATAATGGTAGTCCGAAGAATTACAAAGTAAAACCTAAAATTGGTGACATGAGACTTGGTGATTTTAGATTACTGAATATTCTTTCGAGTAGAATGGGTCCTTCAGATTTCACTACTGCATGTGCCGCTTTGTGCTCTTATTGTAACTATAGTGCTTTGACTGATGAGCATGGTCAAATGACTAGACGTATGCCAAAATGGTTTACTCTTGGTTCTACACCATTGAACGAGTCTATTATTGCCGCTATGAAAATCGTGCCCGAATTCAAAAACAAGTATAAACTTCAAAAAGTTCATGCCGTATTTTTGACTGACGGTGAAGCCGATGCAATCGACCATGTGTGGACGAATGAACCGGAAACATCGGCACAAAGAGACTATGGTTATGTTTCAAATATTCCAATGTACGATGGTGCTGTGATCCGTCATCCAGCTACCAAAGAACAGGTATATATTACACAAGCATACCGAAGTGTAATGACTAAAGGTTTGATTGAATTATTGAGAGAAACAGTTGATTGTACTGTGATTGGTTATTACCTGTTGTCTTCTTCTGAACTGAGAAGAAACAGAAATAACTTCTTTGAATCTGGTATTCAACTTGAAGAGGCACAGACAAACTTTAGAAGAAACAAATTTGCAATCGTTAAGTCTGCTGGCTATGATGAATACTATTTGTTGAAATCTGAAGAAAGTTCAATTTATGCTTGGAAAAGTCGTGAGAACCCAGACGATGATTTTGAAGAAGAAACTTTCGAAGTTGCTGAAAATGCAACTCGCCGTGGTATTGCATCTGCCTTCATAAAGCACAATACCAATAAAATGTCGAATCGTGTTGTTCTTAACCGATTCATTAACTTAATTGCATAGGAGATAAAATGCGCTCAACACTTATTGAACAAGTAAATGATGGATGGGTTGTTAAATTATTAGAGAATGATAAGGTCGTCAAAATGTCCGTCATCAGGGACTATGAGGATGCGGTAAAGTTCTCTGAGCAATATATCAAAGAACAACCGATTAATGAAAAAGTATTACTTAAGGAAAATCTGTGAGTGATTTAACAAAAGAACAAAAGGAGATTTTCTGCATCACTCAAGAGGAGTGTGCAGAGGTCACCCAAGCAATTTCTAAAATCTTTAGATTCGGTATTAATTCCGAGTATAATGGTGTTACCAATATTCAAAGACTTGAGGAAGAAATCGGTGACCTGTTAGCCATGATTTCTATACTTACGGATAAAAAGATTATCAACGAAGATAATCTGACGAAGTATATTCAGGAAAAGATGACAAGGTTGAAGACTTGGTCTTCTATTGAATTTTAAGCGAAATTGCGAAACATCTGTCTTTGTTGGAATTCTCTTGTGAGTCTTTCAACATCGGCCGCTGTGGATGGCTTTCTAGCTTCAATATATAATTCTAGTTCAGATTGTTGCATACGTTGGCGAATAAATCTAAATGCTTTAATGATATTCATGTTAACCCCTATTAGTGTTTATACTAATATATATAATAGTTTTATATTTCAAATCAATGACAGACGAACAAATTTTAGAGTTTTATAACAAACTGGTAGAGTTCCGTGGTGGTACAGTTCCTCATCCGGAACATCACCCATTACAGTTTGCTCACTTAGTTAAGATGTACAAATATTATATGGAGAATAAGAATGAGTGATGGTGGTAAAGGTTCTAGTAGAAGACCTTTGAGTGTTGATTCAAAAACATTCGAAAACAACTGGGATGCTATTTTCGGCAAAAAAGAAAAAAAGGTTGA